TACAAACCTTCCAGACGGCCCATCATGAAGCGATAGCGTTCCATGTCGGAAATGCCGCCACTCAGAATGATTGCCTCAGAGTCCGCTTTAAGCTTTCTGATTTCTTTCAGCACAGCTTCTGTAAATTCAAGCATGGAAACCCCATGAAAAGCAGACGGAATGAGCCCCGTCTGTAGGCTTGCGTCAATTAGTATATACCAACAGGATCATTGCCGTCACGTTTACGAATCACCTGTGCAGGACCATTTTTGCCCTTTTTCAACACTTTTTTAGGCGCATTACTAGGATTGTTCTGTCCAGCCTTGCCATAAGCTATTGCCGCAGCTTGCTTCACAGCCGCTGCCGTGCTCTTTGGCTTGCTAGTTCCAATCTTTCCCTTCTCTTTAAACGTACTCACCAACTCACCAATGTTTGCACTGATGGTTTTTTGGCTTTTTCCAGATTTAAGAGGCATTTTGTGGCCCTTGCTTTTGATTTGTGGTGATATGGGTGCGCTCTCTAGCAATTCCGCCCCTAAACTGAGCAATATTCTCTTGTGAACGCATTCTCTCTTGCGCAACTTGCGCATTCTGCTGCATTTTTTGCTGATCCAACTGCAACGACTGCGCTTCCAACGCCAACTTCTGCTGGTCATTCTGCGCACGCTGCGCCAACTCCTGCTGCTTCAACTCAACCAAAGGATCTGGCGCTTCCGTTCCAGAAAGCTGATCCTGCATGTCCTTGCTCTGCTTCAAGAACTGCGCAACCTTTAACGCAACCATCCCCTCTTTCTGAATCGCCGAAACCATCCGGTCAGGATCAACGCCATACGCCTGGAACAACTCCGCTTCCACCGTCTCTTCCGCTTTCAGCTTAATGTGCTCCATGATGTGCTGCTGCAACGCAACCGCCACACCAACATTTGCCTGAACCGTGGGCGACATCCCCAACAACAAGTGCGCAGCAATGTGCGCATCATGCTGCTGACCAGCAAACGCCTTCAACCGCATGCTATTCAAGGCATTTACGTTCTCCGTCGCCGGATCTTTCGGATACTGCGCATTCTGCGGCTTCAACAACCCATCAATATCCCGCACATTCAACGCCGCATACACCCGATAGTACGCTTCGTACATGTCATGCATCTGCGGAGCACTCTGCGCTAACTGCAGTTGCGTTTGCGCCAGAGTGATTCTCTGCGTGGTCGAAAATATGTTGGGGTCCGATACCGGAAGGACCGAAACCAAGCTATTAAAGTCCTTGCGCTTGATCGACCGACTCGCTCCAGGGACGTCATACGGGTAATCATCCGGCAAATAATCAGCAAAACCCTCCGCTAAAAGCTCAAACTCCATCGCCTGCGCATAATGCAGACGCTTATGGATCGCGCTCATCACCATGGACCCACGCTCAAGCAACGCCATCGTCGTTCCTACCTGCGCATTCTGATTCCCATCCCCAACCATCATGTCCGCAGTACTGGCCAACCGCTTCCCAGCATCAACCAAGAACCCCAACAACTGAAACAACGTCTGACTCGGCTCCTTGTACGGCAACGGCAACAAAGAAGCCGACAACTCCGCACCACCCGCATCAATATCTCGCCACTCACCCGGCTGAATCGGGTTATCACTGTCCGCGATCCGTGCTCCCTTAGCCTTGAACCCCGCCGGCAAGTTCGACAACGTCCCCGCATCCAACAACTGACGCAAAGCCGACGTCGCACCCCTCGACAAACTGCCAATTAAGTGAACAAACCCCAAGCCGTACGCACCAAGGCCTTCAACAAGCACATAATGGACAAAATAATTGCGCCGACGCTTCAGTTCGTCGCCCTCTTTCCAGTTCCGACGCACTCCCAACACGCGCAACGAGTCCTCTGAAAACGTCACAACATACGGAAGCTTGATTTTCGTCGGTTCTCCGTCCTCATCCAGGTCCTCAAACCCAGGAATGTCCAGATCTACCTGCATTTCCAACAAAAAAATCTCTTCCGCAGCATCAGACGGCCGAATCCCAACGATTTTGTCCGTCGCTTTTGCAATCTGCGTCGAATCCGTAGGCTGCTGCTCCGCCTCAAGGTCAATATCTACGTACTCACCCGCCACCACACGCTTGCGAAACTCATTCGCATCCATCGCAATACGGTGCGTGACCCGCGGACACTGCGCAATCACGCTCGATCCGTTGTACGGAATGTACAAATCATTGGCCAAAACCAATTTACTAACCATCCGACCTAACTGAGCGTCGTAATACACCTTCTTAAATGTCGAACCACCGTAGCCGGTATAGAACAACAACTGGTCAAACTCAGGCGTGTACTCACGCATCACGTGAGTAACCTGATAATTCATGAAATCCTGCACACGTGCCGCCTGCTGGACCTTTTCCGCAGTCTCTTTGCCCATAATCTCCGTGCGAACAGGACCACCAGCCGGCATCAACTCCTTAAACGCCTGTGCCTGGAACTGCACAATCGCCTCGGTCAACAACGGATGCGCAGCATTCGCCGCACCACGAAAGGGCTGCGTCTTCTCCTGCAGCTTCAAGCCCAACAAATCAAGGCCCTTGGCGTACATCTCCTCCCAGTCCGACCGCGATGCCTTGTCCGCCTCATACATCTGACGCAACTCAATCGCAATCCGACCCAAATCCTGCTCGTCAATGACCTCCGCCAAGTTGGCATAGAAGTCAATCTCGTCCTCTTCCCCCACCTCAACCGTCGCCCCACCATCATCCTCTAAGATGATTTCAATGTCCGGAATCCCCTGATCAAGGACCGCGATCCCCGTACTCGGAGCTTCTGAGAAGGATTTTTCGATTGGCATACTATTCTTTAGAAGGAGGTTTAGCTTTCTGCGCACGCTGCGCCAAGTCTAACAAAATAGAGAACTCGGTAGCCATCGTAGGGTCCACGTGCAACGGAGCACGGTTTGATCTTCTCGGCACCGTACTTCCCATGCCATAGGCCACTAGTTCGCCGTCACCGGACCTGTAATCGTAATTTTCTTTAGCCCATTCAGGAGCCATTTTGCTTATGAGCTGCTGCCTTGGGTATCGAGCAGGGTCCTTATAATCCTTCTTGGGGTCATAGTGAAGTTTTCTATAACCCATTGCAAGACGCACTTCTTCTGGTGTAAGAACAGTCTTCCCCCTGAGATAATCAAGGAGCGGAGTTTCTTTACGATGGCGCTCTTCCAGATCCGAAGCTTGATAGCTTATTTGCCTATCCGCCGCATGCGTCAACTCATGCAATAGCGTGCTTGGAGTTGTCTCATAATTTAATTCAATCCTTCCATTTTTTGGTTCACCCCAACCAGTAACAAACTGACCGCCAGTAGAAGGACCTAAATACTTTTGGGTTATTTCAGGGACCGCTTGCCGCGAAACCAAAAAATCCATCAAATCATTGTATTGCGGATACTTCTTTGACTCTTGGGTTAACTTCTCAAGGTCCGTGAGCCGTGGTGCAGGGGCCGTTTCACCCTTCTTGGGGCTGCCATCAGCACGATACTCCGGCGGAGTTTCAGCCATCTTCTTCTGCTTTGCCATAATCTCCTGAACTACTTCAGGGGCCACGGTCCACGGACGACCAGGCTGCTGCTCATTAGAAGACGTCTTGGACAAAGCCTCAACTAATTTCTCCAACTCCCCCTGGCTTTTAGATTTTGACGCAAGTTCAATGCCTAACTTGTTATTATGCAAGTCAACCGCATAGTCATACCGCGGCTCACCAATCCCAATCATGTTAAAGAAAGACATGGGATTGGACATCCGCTCATGGGCCTTGCCCAAAAACTCCGCCATCCCAGGCCCCAACTTCTTAGTAACAAGGGCCGCGGCCAACATGTGACGAGCCGCGTCCCGCTGATCATCAGCGCCCGTCTGCTTGGGAAACATCTTCGTCGACGCCTTCGCAGCGTAATCCCTGATGTCAAAAAAACCAGGCGCTTCAGGTTCCTTCTCTTCTTTGGCCGGGGCACCCGCCTTAACAGGTGCCCCGCCCTTAAAATTTCCGACGTCCCCCCCGCCAGCAAACCGTCTGCGAGTCAAATTCTGTCGCATCAGGTCCGCCAACATCGCCTTGGCCGTAGCCACCTGCTCAGGAGACGCCTGACTTGGTCCTTGGGCCGCGGACATCGACTCATACGTCATGCTCATCCCAGCAGGACGACCCTGCTTATCCACAATCTGACTAGCCTGACGCGACCTAACAGACTGCGCATTCGGTGAACTCACAACCTGCGTCTGCCTCGGACCCGTTAACTGCTCATACCCCTTCATCATCTGCTTCGCACCAGACGACTCCTTGTCATCGTCCTCCTCATCACCGACCAAGCCTCCCGCTGCACGGGTTACAAAACTCGTAATCGGATTAATCGCCGGAATAGCAATAGTATTCCCAAGACGATCCTTATAAGAACCCGTTGTTCCTAACGCCGTAGGCATTAAATTAGAGTTGTTTGCAATAGCCGTCTGAGCCTTAGTCGTTCCAAAATAATCATTCGGATTGTATGTGAATCCCTGCGGCAACTGCCCCATCACCGAATTCAAGTTCTTGTTATTACCATACGCCGCATTAAACGGAATAATGTCAGCCTTTGGAGCTGCTTGGTTCAAGAACCCCGGCAAAGGCTGATACGGAATATTCGTACCAGGAACCGTGTTTACCGTTCCACCCGGCAAGGGCTGATACGGAATATTCGTACCAGGAGCTGTTGGTACCCCAGAAGTACCTACATCCGATGGAGTAATTCCAAAGCTTGTCCCAGCAAACCCAGAATAAGGGTTATTCCTGCCCAGGATTGAATCTAAACTGGAATACGGGATGTACGTCCCAGGAACCTTTTCAACCTTTGGAACAGGAAGCGGGACATAAGGGATATTGGTCCCCGGAGCCGTAGGGACTTCGGTAATCGGCGTTACGTCAACCGGAGCCGGCTCATACACATAACCAGGAAGCTCCGGAACCGTTACGTCAACACCTCCGCCGCCCGTTTCGGGAGTCGTAGTTACTGGAGTCGTAGTTACTGGAGTCGTAGTTACTGG